GCCTTTGACCGAGAATGTTACCATCCGAGAAAGTTAACTCGTAGAATCCATTTGGTGTCTCTCGAATAAAGTAGACAGTAGAGTCAGTATTGATTCGAGCGACCTGATTTACGTTGACATACGGCGTAAATGTTGCTGACGTCGTTGTATCAAAAACGTTAACAGTCACCGTTGATGTGTCAATGTTAGGATCTGGAATAACATAAAATTGTTCGTCTGTTGATTCACCGACGATAAATGTCTTTGTCTTCAGTACTCCTTCACTAATAGGAATCTCTGTAGAACCTGCTGACGTTCGAACAGTAAATAGTCCAGATCCATCGTTGGTCGCGACGTATGTTTCAAGCGTTTGAAAAGTATACGAGATATCGTCAATCGATGCTGTAAACGTTGTAAACTTTGGAATAGTAATTGTTGATGTCGTCGTATTATCTGTACTAATTGAAAGACTGATTGTCGCTGATGCACCGGTCTTTGAACGAGCAGAAAAACCAAGAGTCTCAGCGTGTGATACAACCGATGATCTTAGTTGTGCTGAAGAAAGAAATGCCTCATTGATACCAAGGTTAGCAATCAATCCATTGACGTGTGTATTGTACGCAAGAACATCAAGAATATTTGACAGACCCGAAGCTTCAAAATCATAATCTGCAAACTCGTCCTGTTGTTCAAGGAAAGTCTTTAGATTTGCTTTGATCTGATCAAAGTCTAGATCAGTGGATCGAATGACTGCCATTTATCTTAACCTCGTAAGTGATACTTGCACTGTTTCAATTTGAAGTGTAGTAACCATTTGAAATATTACTGTAACGTTTACAGAGTTTGCTTCTGGATTAATATCCACCGCAACTTCTCTTACTCGAGCTCGAGGCTCATAGTTCTCAATCGTTTGAGAAACTTGTTCTTTAATATCGAGCTCGTCAAATTCTTCTGATAAAGAAAATAAAAAAGAGTTTAAGTTTCCACCGTAGTTAGGACGAAATGGTTTTTCTCTTTCATTTGTCATTAACAGATTCTTGATCGCCTGCTTTACGGCCGCCGCGTCTGTTTTTTTAAAGATATCACCAGAAGGTCGATTTAAAAATTCTAAATCGATGTCTTTATATCTTTTTGAGATAGTACTTGTCAAAGGTGTATTTGATAAGTTACCATCTTCAATGGAAAAAGCTTTTGCCATCTTTGAAACTCTTTACTTTTATTTATAGGCTAATCGCCGATGAATACTGTTTCAGATCCAGTTTCTACTTTGTTCGATCCGTCAGATCCAGAGATACCAGCCGGATCATCGCCCGTATCAACTGTGTCGTCGATTCGAGCTGCGCCCTTCGTTCCACTGTTCAGATTAATTGTTTTACCGTCAATAGTAATATGGCCTTCAACGTCAACGTCCCAGTTTCCACCGATTCGTGTTGTACAATTTTCATCAATAAACAAGTTTACATTTCCTTGAACATGTACGGCATCATCTCGAACAACAAGCGTGTATCTGTCTCTGACAATGTGTGTAACAAGATCACCATCAGGACTAACTTGATAAAACGTTCCCGACTTGTGCAGTTCTCGAATTCGCTCAGCATCTGGCGTATTGTCGTATTCCTTAACATGACCTGCAGTAGTTTCATATACCAAATTGTTCGGATACACTGCTGCGAATGGGTCATCAGGTTCTCCTATTGTTTCGTCAGGCGTATATGGATTGACTTGTATTCCACGTGCTAACGGATTTGTTGATACACTATCGTATTCGTCGAGTTCGTTGTCTTCTTGCTTTGGTAAAGAGCCAAACACAAGAGGAAGCTGAGAGTTCTGACCATCAAGAAATACTCCAAAGACAAGAGTGTTTACTTGAATTCCTAGATTATTTCCTAATCCGTTAGTGCCACCTTGTGTAATCGGTACAACAACTTGAGCAAAAGGTAGATCTCCATCAGGAATCATAGTTGTATCTTCAGTATGGATTCCATGGATTCTTACTTGAACTCTTCCAAGTTCTTTTGGATCAGCAAGGCTTACAATTCTTCCAGTAAACCATCGCGTCTGATCTCCATAAAAATCAATATAGTTACTCGGTATCATAATCTACGATTTCCTAGTTTAGCACACTGCAAGCGAACTTTACATGCTTCTCTTTTAAACATATACTGTGTTGCTATAATTAGATATTCACCAGATTTCTTTGTATCGAGTGACTCACCTGTTTTATTCTCAGGCTTTGACGTTAAAAACTGAAGATCGATAATATTACCCGTTGCTGTATTCGCATCGCCGTCAATAAAGTCTACACCATTCAGATCAACCTGCATTGGCGCCTTCTGTAAAAACTCATGCATCGCACGAGAAATAATATTAAGTTTATAATCGGACAGCTGCTCACTTTCTGAATATGAAACTACATCTTCAAAAGATGATGCACCTCCAATCTGTGTGATGACTCTTGAATCTAGTGTGTTAAACGATTCTTCATCGATTACATAATCAGGCGAATACATGACGTTTGGTTGTGTATTCGGCAATACACCCTTTTGTATAATTGGTTGTAAAAGATCTTTTGTCACGTCAAAATGAAATGTATTCTTTATATTTTTTACAGTGTCGATGTAAGTGTACTCTGCACCTACACAACCTTTTTGAATAAGAGTAAATAAGTCTTCGGTACGATCTTGTTGAAACTCAAGTATGGTTCTTCTTTGTACATCTTTATCAGATGATTGAGCTGCACCTTGATAGAATCGATACGGAATATCTTTATTAATTGATGGTTGTGTTAGTAAAGAACCAAGATCTACAAATTTTAATTTATTACCGACAAGAGAAGACATTAGATAGAATGGATAACCATTCACGGTTGTTGCTCTATAACTGAGCCACTGCATCGCTTCAATCGGATTTAAGTTTGGAATGATAACTCGTATTGATTGTCTATCATTCTCAGTACTAAATATTTCTTTGTCTAAATAACCTTTTGCAATTTTTGTTATAATGTCAGTACACTTACCCTGATAGGATCTTGAAATATTTTTTAGATTAGAAATGTATGCTACATCTTCAATCAGGTGTAATACTACAAACTGTGTATTGTCATTTTGTTTACCGTTCACTACAACAGAATCAATGTAGAATTTTTTCGTGATTGCTGAAGTATTCTTTCGATTCGATTTCAATTTAATCGTAATTGTTTCGGCGCCAAGAATATCTACGCCAGATACAAAGTTAAAAGAATCTTGAAACGCAAGTGTAGCGGTAAGATATGGCTTATTGATATGCTCAAAGATATCTAGATCAGTCACCGAGTTACGCATTTCAATTGATTCAAACTGACGATCTGATTGAAAGAGAATACTTTCAAAAGTAAAGTCAGAAATTTGTTCAGCTGGTCTACTCAACTTTGAATTGCCTCACGAAATGAAGAAACAACTTGAATGATTGAGGCTGGTTTTATCACTCTAATTTGTTTAAGCTCTTCGTTTTGTTCTACAAGCCGGTCAAGAAAAGTAACCTCAGTAAGTAACGCACCGGGTCCGACAGTAGGGTCGATGTCAATAACTTCTCCGGCAGCGTTTTCGTAATGATGAGCTGCGTTATATTCAATCGAGGATGATTGTAACACAATTGTCTCAATATCACCATCTGCATTTGTCGATGAAATTGTTTCGCCGTCGATAAACGTGCCAGTAATATTCTTTACAACAATTTGTCCTAGATCTAAGTGCCGGTGATCGATTGTGGCTGTAGCACCAGACGTGTTACCGGATATAGTTCTGCCGACCTGAAAAATAGACGCATCGCTTAATGTTATGTCTAACGGAGTGATCTGAGTACGAGTTGTTAAAGTAGTGTGTGGATATTTTCGTACTGCCTCTTCAATCACTTCTTCATTTGAAAGTGGCCACCCGCGTTCTCTGATATTGTTATTAAGCAAAAAGAAAGTCCAATGATATATTGGTGTACCGTATAATTTTTGAGATAGTTGATCAGGTCTTTCAAATTCTTGAACTGTGCGGTCGTAGTAGAAAGCCACATTATCTTTTATTTGATCAATAATGTCAGCGTAGATCGCAATATTTTCAAATGTATCAGGACTTGATTCGTCGCCAAATCGATATGGTGTGTCTGAAAAAAATTCAAAGTATGACATTATTCAAGGTCTCCAGTTCCAACGGTCGATGATTGTTGGCCATCAGCTGATATTACAGATACATTTACACCATCGTTGCCGTCTGCGGGATGTTCGATATCTTTACGACTAAGCGTCTTATGTTCTATAAAGTTTAAAGATAAATCAACTTCAGTCGGTGTACCGTCGCGGTGAAACGTTGCTTGTGTCGGGTTGTAAGATGTACTGATCGATTCAAGATAGCAGTCTTTAATGCGTGTACCGTTTTGCACGTACCGATCATCAACTTTGGTAAATGCTTTGATTCTGAATAGATCTGGAAACTCGTATCCAAGTGCAATCGCGGCGTCAACGGGTATTTCAGTAGGGTATGCGTGATATCGAAAAAACTTTACGATTGTTGCTACCATGCGGGATTCTTCAGGTGTAAGTGGAATAAACTTAAATTGAAATTGAAAACGTCTAAGATTAACTTTTGAGAACAGCGCTCTAGTGTTTGGATTCATCGTTGCTTGAGCTGCTAGCTGCACTTAAACCCTGACCCTGCTGTGCTGCAGCAAGACCTAGAGCACCGCCGGCCCCAAGATCTGGAGTTGAATACGAAAATGTGTCAGTAATCTGTAAAGCTTGTGGCATATAAAGATCACATTTAGATCCAAGACTTAGTGTAGCAGCTGAACCACCTTTAAAGTTTTTGAGACCTACTTTACCGACTGAAGCTAGATCAAGAGTTTCAGCGGTAGAAAACTTTGTACTGAATGTTGGTGGTTCGATTGTTACAACTTGAAACTGAAGTTTTGACGCATAACGATTGCGATCTTCGAGAGGAAATGAATACTTTCCTCTTCCGTATCCACCAAATCCAGCGTCATTATCGAGCTCGTTGTATCTAAATCCCATGTGTAAACCTATAGATAGAAATAGTTTAATTTTATTTATAAGGTTCTATGGCATATTCTGGTCGATATCAAGTAATGAACAGAGACAAGTACAATGGCGATCCAGACAAGGTTGTCTATCGATCGATGTGGGAGAAGTACGTTTTCATCTGGTGTGACACAAATCCAAAAGTCAAGAAATGGTCATCTGAAGAAATCGTGATACCGTACTATTACGACGTCGATAAGAAGTATCATCGTTATTTTCCTGACATATTTATTCAGACCGAAGAAAAGTCAATATTAATCGAGATTAAACCCGATAAAGAAACTAAACTGCCGACTGGTACTCGCCGCACGAAGAAGTACATCAACGAAGGATTGACATATATTAAGAATATGAATAAATGGGAGGCAGCAAACGAGTACTGCAAAGATCGTAACTGGGAATTCCAGATCTGGACAGAAGATACACTGATTGAGATGGGTCTGTTGCAGAAGAAGATGCCAGGTAAGATCAAAAAGCCATTAAAAAGATTGCCACCATACCGTAAGAAAAAATCTAAGAAATAGTTATAAATAATCGTTATGGCAAGCAACCTTTTTCAGAAACTCGAGCTCGAAGCCTTTCGTGCTGGTATCACTCCACGGACTCAGCAGTCACGTGATTGGTTCCGTAAGAAAGCTCAGGCACTTCGTCGTGTGAATCGAGATAAGTTACATGACTCACAAGATAAGACGAGCCGTCAAATCGTGGGCAACATGTATATGTTCTTTTATGATCCAAAGACTAAGGGTACCCTACCTTATTACGATAAGTTCCCTCTGGCGATCATCGTAGGGCCTGCTCCGGGCGGGTTTCACGGACTTAATTTGCACTACCTTCCACCCACGCTTCGTGCACGTTTTCTTGATGAGTTGCTTGATGTCATAACAAATGAGAAATACGATAAGACAACTAAGTTCAAAGCGTCATACGAACTGCTGAAGCGCGCTCAACGTATGAAGTATTTCAAACCCTGCTTTAAACACTACCTTGGTTCTCATGTCAAGAGTCAATTCGCGTTGGTTGATCCACCTGAATGGGAGATCGCTACATTTCTACCGATGGCTGACTGGGAGAAAGGTAGTGCAGCAGATGTTTATAGAGATTCTAGACGGATGATCCGATAATGTCAACAGTAGACCAATTAAAATCACTTGCGTCTTCGAAGCTCGGTTTTGCGCGAACGAATAACTTTCTTGTAGAGCTTCCTCCACTTGGTGGTAATCTACTTTCAGGTACTTCGTTTTTACCTGAAGTTTTAGGCGCGGGTAAACCTGGATCAAGAGAACTAAACATCTTATGTAAGAACGCAACGATACCGGGCAAACAAATCTTAACGCACGATCGAAGAATCGGCATGAGATTTGAAAAGGTCGCGTACGGCTTTGCAGTCGGTGACGTTAACATGACATTCTTTATGCTAAACGATTATGGAGTCATGAACTACTTTGACGCATGGAGAGCATCCATTGTTGACGAAGATGGATTTACCGTCGGTTACAAAAACGAGTATGCAAAGCCAGTAAGGATTCATCAATTGAGAAAACCACAGATCGGATTTTCTGGTAATGCAGGACCAATCTCGGTCAACGTCGGTGTAGGCGGCGGATCAGTTTATAGTGTTGAGCTAGAAAAAGCTTTTCCGACTACCATAGGACAAATAGATTTTTCAAATGATTTAGACGGACTGGTTGAACTTTCAGTTTCGTTCTCATACACAAACTGGAGAAGAATTACACCTTCACAAAACTTTATTAATGTAAGCGTTGGAATTTAAGGAGTTACATTATGGCTTTGCCAAAGCTGAATTCAGCACCCAAATATGCATTGACAATCCCGTCAACTGGTCAAGAGATTTATTACAGACCTTTTTTAGTCAAAGAACAGAAAGTCTTATTAATTGCATACGAGTCAAAAGATCGTAAACAAGTTGTAAAAGCAATCCTTGACACTGTTAATGCTTGCGTGGAAGAAGATATCGACGTAAGAAGATTGAC